ATATGAGTCTCAGTAATAGACAAAAATTAGAATTACTCAAGGAGAAGAAACGTAGAGACACCCTTGAGAACTATAAAACCGATTTCGAATCATTCGCGAAAGATCATATCAAGATCATTACGAAGGATTCATCCAAAGGATTTGTCCCCTTTGAATTTAATGAACCACAGAAATTTATTAATGATGCACTTGAAGAGCAGTTAAAATCAGAAGGTAAAGTAAGGGCAATTATCCTGAAGGCTAGACAACAAGGTATATCGACATACACAGCAGCACGTTGTTTTTGGAAAGCGTATAATTACCAATTCCAAAGAGCAGTTATCATGGCACATGATGCTCCAACATCCAGTGCGCTATTCGATATGACAAAGAACCTTATTGACAACATGGACGATGATCTCAAACCTCATTATGCAAAATCCAACGCTAAGGAGATGAAGTTTGAACACAATCAGTCCCAATACAAATTATATACGGCGGGTTCACCAGAAGCTGGTCGTGGCACGACACCGACAATCGCCCATTTATCCGAAGTTGCGTTTTGGACTCATGATGAGAAGATTCTCGCGGGATTGTTCCAGGGCATTTCACAGGCGGAGAACACTGAAGTTATACTCGAATCGACCGCTAATGGTGCGTCAGGGGAGTTCTATCGACTTTGGCAAGGCGCAGTCGAAGGTAAAAACGGATATATCCCAGTATTCGTACCGTGGTTTCTTACCTCGGAATACCGTACGCCAGCACCGGAGGAATTTGAACTTGACTCGGAAGAGGAGAAGCTAGTTTCTGAATTCGGGCTTGATAATGATCAATTATACTGGAGACGTCTTAAGATAGCAGAGAGTGGTGCTAGGAAATTCCAACAAGAATATCCTGCATATGCTGAAGAAGCATTCTTGGTGTCTGGTAGTAACGTGTTTGATCAAGAAACACTTAACGATATTGCTGTTGAGTCACCCAAAAGTAGACGTAGATTCAACGATGACATGGGAACTTGGGATGAATCTAAGGAAGGTGAGCTAGAAATTTGGATGCCTCCTCAGATGGGTCACAAATATGTTATTGGAGCTGATGTCGCATTAGGAGCCAATCAGGACAGTAGTGTCGCGATTGTAATGGATAATGAACGTCGCGTATGTGCATTATGGGAATCCAACATAATGGATCCGGGTACATACGGAGAAATCTTGTTTTATCTAGGAAGATACTATAATAACGCATTATTGGCTGTTGAATCTAATTCGATTGGTAACACGACACTTGACAGATTAATCCAGATGAATTATCTGAATCTTTATTATGAAACCAAAGTTGCTAGTATGCGTACTGAAAGCACAACAAAATTAGGTTTCAGAACGACTGCCTCTAGTAAACCTAGAATAATTGGTCATCTCAAAAAACTAATTGAAGATCTTGATATTAACATTCCAAGTGCTAAAATTGTAAATGAACTTAAAGTTTACATTAGCACAGATAGTGGTAAGACTGAAGCTATGGAAGGTCATCACGATGATTGTGTAATGGCATTAGCCATTGCATGCGAAGCAGTGAGGACACACGGACATAAGCTAACAGACAACATGGTATCATGGAAAGACAAAACAAATTATGTGGAAGATAATTCAACATGGCTATAAACAAAGAAAAAATTGAGGCAGCTAAAGAGCGTCTCAAAGACCATAAGGGCGGTGATAATCTACGAATGATTACTAATTCTGATATGGCTAAAGAATATCAACGTCGTTCAGTTGAAGCTCGAAAGCGCAACAAAGAACGAGTACAAGGGCTACGATCATTCTGGGAAGATTTTGATCGTGCAGGCTTAGGGCTTGAATCAGGCAGTAATATCAAGGGTATTGATGTTATCGAATTCCTAATGAAGAAAGCTTTTATGGATGAAGATTATGAGTTAGCAGGGCAATATGCCGAAAAGCTAGCTCAATATCAAACACCAAAATTGGCATCACAAGCCATTCAACAAACAACACGAGATCTATCCGAACTGTCTGATGAGGAATTCCAGGCAGAGCTAGAAAAGCTAGGGTTAGACTCTAAGGACATGGGTGAATAACATTACACCCGACTGATCCCAATTGTCCTCACTCTGCTGACATACCAGAGGGGAACGTATGTCACTCATACACAGACAGATTGATAGGAAGACGTAATGAGATACAACGAACAGGTTAATCAAAAACCTAAAACCAAAGAAGAGAAACCTCGAGAAATGCCTAAGCAAGGTTCATATACTGCTAAGGACTTAGAGAATTCTCGTGATATTAAGTGGAGGCGATAATGGCATATTCCTCCGGTTACAAAGAAAAAGTAACAGATGAACAAGTAATTAATCTTGTTGAGTCTGGTGTTCAGAACTCTGTTGGCGATTGGCTAAACAGTTCTGATTTAACCAAAGAAAGATTAAAATCAACATACGAATTTGCTGGTATACCAGTGGGTCATCTGACTCCTAATGGCGTTTCTACTATTGTTGATACCAGTACTACTGAAACAGTAGAAGCATATACAGCAATTTTAACAGATTTATTTTTGAATAATGGTCGTCTAGCACGATTTGTCCCTTATAGTAATGCTCCGAACTCTTTTAATGCAGCTCGTGATGCATCTATGATTACTAACTATTGTATCTTTAAACAAAACAATGGTTGGGAGATTATCGAAAAATGGATTAAATCAGCGTTACTTTGGAAGAACGGTATTGTTCGTTGGGATTACGTAGAAGATTACGAATATCAGTTTGACGAATACGAAAAAATTGAACAAATTAAATTAGATGAAATTCTTGCTGATGAGAATATTGAGATTGTAGGTGATCTTGAATTTGATACTGACCCTATGACAGGTGCTGCAGTATACATGAATGTACGTCTTAAACGTAAGATCGATAAGTCTCGCGTTAAGATTGACAATGTTCCACCAGAGAATTTCCGCATTAGTCGTGATGCTACTTCATTTGATGATGCATCATTTGTCGGCATTCAAACACTTATGACTCGTTCAGAGATTCGTAAGTATTATCCTGACGTATGCGAAGGCATTTCAGAAGATGATTGGGATGAATTAGGAGTAGATGATTGGGCAGGAGCTTCTCGTTATTCTGAAGACATTGCTGCACGTAAATTAGTTACAGGTCAAAATTACTGGTCTAATTCATCTATGGACACATCTATGCTAGAAGCTAATCGCGAGCTTACTGTAACAGAATGTTGGTTACAAGTTGATCGTGATGGTGATGGTATTGCAGAATTAAAACATTTTATTATTGCTGGATCACACATTCTCGCAGAAGAAGATTGTGACATGATTCCACTAGCTGTTATCTCGCCTATTGATGTACCACATGAATTCTATGGTTTATCTATCGCAGACTTCACACGTTCATCTACATTAGCATCAACAGCGATCCTACGTGGTTTCGTAGAGAATACTTATTTAACTAACTACTCTCCAAAGCTAGCTGATCCTAATGTTGTAGATTTTAGTGCATTACAAAACATGAAGCCTAAGCAGATTATTCCTACTAATGGTAACCCTGCTGCGGCTGTAGCGCAATTACAACCAGACACTATTAGTACTGGTACTGTACCTTTGCTTGAACATTTGCAAACAATCAAAGAACAAGCTACGGGTATGTCTAAAGCTGCACAAGGTCTCAATGATACATTGTATGTGTCTGGTAACAGCGAAGCTAAGTTAGCAGCTGTACAGTCTGCATCACAGAAACGAATTCAACATATTGCACGTCGATTCGCAGAAACTGGAATGAAACGTCTTTGTCATGGTATTTACAAAACAATGCGTAAATGTATGCAACAAATGAAATTCCATTATCAGGGCGTATATGCTAATATTGATCCTATGATGTTACCTACAGATATGGACATTGAAGTTTACTTGGATCTTGGTGAAAACAGCAATCAGAACAAACTACAAAAGTTACAGATGATTGGCACTCAGATTTTACCTGCCCTTAATCAAGCAGGTGCGGGTATGATTGTCAAACCTGAAGCCCCAGCGGTGCTTGCTACTAAGACCTTAGAAGCTATGGGTATTGATTCTAACGATTTCTTAGAAGATTACACTACACCAGAATTCAGAGAAAAAGCTGCAAAGGCTATTGAACAACAATCTCAAGCCAAACAAGCTGAACAAGATAATATTCAGAAAAAAGCTGCAGCTGATTTAGCACTTCAAGAAGCAAATGTTGCATACACTAATGCACAAGCTAAGAACACCAGTGATGATAATATTAAGCAGCTTGCTGTTGCGATGGATAAACATCAACAAGAATGGGCTGATCTGGCTATTAAATCAGTCAAAGAAGGAGCACAGATTCCTCCAGCACCTAACTTTGAAGAGTTATTGATGATGGCTAAGATGGCTATTGATATGTCACAAGCTAATCCTGCTGCGTTAGCAGCGGAGCCTACGGCTCAACCACAACAACAAGC